ATAGAAACCAATTAGTTGGTCAGATATTTATTCAACCAACAAGAACAGCTGAATTTATTGTATTGGACTTTGTAGTTCAACCAACAGGCGCAGCATTCCCTGAATAATAGGAATATTGATTAAGAAAAACCCCCAAGAAATTGGGGGTTTTTTGTTATGATATGGGAAATAAATTTGCAGGTGATTTACACCAAATCACCAAAGGTTGTTTCTAATATCGTGAAACACTACATAACCCTATTCGGTTCCAAATTATCGTAGTCACCGAGAACCCACGAATCTAATTACTTAGGATAAATAGCAAATGTATCAGCATACTCAGCAAGAGTATGATTTTGTAATCTCTTATACCCATATTGTGGTTTGCTACCACCACGATACTTAATTCTAAAATTACCAGTCATCATCATAGTCCTAATAGTAGGATTATATCTCACTCTCATAGGAATACCCTTATATAAAGCTTGTTCAAAGTAAGGAGCTTCATAATCTTCCAACCTAACAGCTGGTTGATTAGTATTAGCTTCATACAATTCCATAGGATTATGAGCATATCTATAATGAGTAATGGTATGAGTTCCATTTTCCACATACTCACCAGCATCATTGTAATACCCATAATGGTTTGGTATTTCTCTCGTTACCAAAGTATCTTGGTAATCTCTCATATAAATACCTTCGGTATCAGTCGTTATCGTTTCATTTTGTTGTTCATCAAGAAATCTTTCATTTTCAATCATTTGTTTAACAGTCATTTCGTTTTCCTTTATCATTATCATAACACTATAATATACAAATACTATATGTAAAAGTCAAGCTTTATTTTAATTAATTTAAAACTTTATCTAATTTATTAACTTTATTAATTATGTTATTTATATCTCTAATGGTCTTATCATCTAAATTATCATGCCCAGTTAGAATTACAAACAACATATTAACTATTTGTTTTGGTATATTTGTTTTTCCTATCATACCATAATATAGTTATTCCTAATGACAATGTCAAGCTTTTTATTATAAAACTTCAATAAAACTTCTAAAACTATATCATATTTACCATACACTTTTTTTAGTTTTGTTATATTTATTACTGAGTTAAATTATAGGAGAAATAAAGTGGCATTTTTAGACCCAAACGAAATATTTTTTACACCATTTGAACCTAAGATGAAAAATAGGTTTATTATGGAAATAGACGGAATTCCAGCATACCTTATCAAAACAATGGCAAGACCACAGGTATCATTTGAAGCAGTGACTCTTGACCATATCAACACAAAAAGATATGTAAAAGGAAAAGCAACTTGGTCAACATTAGAAATTACTCTATATGACCCAATCGTTCCATCAGGAGCACAAGCGGTCAATGAGTGGGTAAGACTTCATCACGAAGCAGCAACCGGTGTAGACGGATACTCATCTGAATACAAGAAAGATATTACTTTCAATGTATTGAGTCCTAATGGAGAAAGAGTAGAACAATGGGTTCTAAAAGGTGCATTTATTACAACAGCAAATTGGAACGGATTAGATTACGCTTCCAATGAAGTAGTCGATATCAACTTAACAATGCAATACGACTACGCAATATTAGAGTTTTAGGAGAAAAATTATGTGGGCAATATTTAAAGACAATAATGAATACAACGAGAAATCAATAATTGGTTTCGGAGCGTTTACGATAATGGTTTTGTTTGCGATGGCAGATGTTGTAACTGGACTTATGGGTAAAGATTTAGTTATCAATGATGTAGTATACAATTCATTCTTATTCACTACATTAGGTAGTTTCGGTATCGCAGGTGCAGAAAAAGTTTTAAAAAAATAATAAGTTATTAATTCTTAATTAATCAAGGAGTAAAAAAATGGCTGAAAGTCAGTATGGTTTTCCTACTGAAGTTCTATCTTTACCATCAAACGGATTACTATATCCGGAAGATAGTCCTTTGCGTAGTGGAACAATAGAGGTCAAATATATGACCGCAAAAGAGGAAGACATTTTAACATCAAATAATTTAATTGAACAAGGAGTAGTGATTACTAAATTATTAGAATCAGTAATTGCAGATTCAAAAGTTAAATTAGATGATATATTAATCGGTGATAAAAACGCATTAATGGTTGGGACAAGAATATTAGGTTATGGTGCAAACTATGAAATAATGTTAACAGACCCAGATACAAATGAAAGAGTAGAATACACCGTAGATTTGTCTAAACTAAATAATAAAACAATAGATGAGAAAAAGTATAAAAACGGAAATCTTTTTTCACTTGAATTACCAAATTCCAAAAGAGTTGTAGAGTTCAAACTACTAACTCACGGAGATGATAAAAAAATAGATGAAATTTTAAAAGATTACGAAAAGGTCGAAAAGCTCACGGGAGTATCCCAAGAACTTACCACAAGACTAAAATACCAAATTCAATCAATAGACGGGAATACAGAACAAAAAACTATCGACAACTTTGTTGACAATGAGTTTTTAGCACTTGACACCAGAGCATTCAGAAAGTATGTTGCGAGTGTTACACCAGACATTGAATTAAAATTTGAATATACAAGTCAAACGGGTAATAATCACATTCTTGATATTCCTTTAGGTCTGGACTTTTTTTGGCCAGCCGCCGAGTAATAGGGCGGCTATTCACGAAGAAATCTTCAACATTGCCTATTATGGAAATGGGTTCAATCACAACGAACTCTACAATATGCCAGTTCCTTTAAGAGGGTTCTATGCTCAAAAATTAATTGATGCTAAAAAGAAAGAAGCAGATGAAATCAAAAAAGTATCTCAACAAAATGATTCACAAATTGCAAGACCAACCTTTCAAAAATCTTAAAACTTGATATTTATTAATAGGAAAAAACTATGAACAGAAAATTCGTAACAGAAAACAAAAGAGTATTAAGAGAATTTTTTATCGATATGCTAAAAAGTCTTGTATCAAAAAGAGCGATTAGTAATTTGGATAAGATAATTGACGCTGACCCTGAACTAAAAAAAGAAAAAGACGCTATTGTTCGTATGAGTAATAGTTTGAGAAAGAAAGTTCAGAAAGCTAAAAAAGATGACCCTGCTCAATATAAAAGGTTCCTAAAAAACCCGCTACTTAAAAAATACGCTTAAACAAACCAAAAGGTTATACACGATTAAATAAAAAACACTATGGCCGAACAAGTAAAAAATACAAAACGACGATTAGACTTAGAAACTAAGATTACCCTTGAAAAACAGAATCAGGCGAATCTTGACAACCAGGCAAAACTTGCCGCAGATGTTAAACTTGAAAAAGGAACAACACTCAAAGACATAGTAGAATCTCGTAGAAAGACAGAAGACAAACTCGGTAAAGACCAAAAAGACCAAGTTAAATTTTTAGAAAAACAAGTAAAGGAAATCGAAAAAGCCAAAGAACGTGGGGAAAAAATAGACGGACGAGTTCTTAGAGGATTAATAAGACAAAGAGACCAAAAGCAAAAAGATTTAAAAGCCAGTAATCAAGCAGTAGGACTTGCAAGAAGAAGAACTGGTCTTTTAGAAAAAACCACACCAATTATTGAAAACCAAGCTTCAGGTATGAAAGATATGGCAGACAACTTGGAAGGTTTTGTAAAAAAACTACCAGGTGGTCAATTCTTATCAGACGCTTTAGGAATTACTGGTTTAGGTGATACATTAGAAAAAGAAGTCACAGAAGCAATGGCTAATCATATATTAAAAACTGGTAATTCTACAAATATGTTAAATGTAGGTTTCAGTAAAGCAAAAGAAATTATGGGTGGTGTAGCTAAAAATGCTGCACGATTAGGTAAAACACTAATGAGAATAATGATAGCTAATCCTATCTTAGCACTTGTAGCAGCAGCAGTTGCATTATTCACAATTATTAAAAATGTAAGAAGTATGCAAAGAAAATTTGCAAACGAAGTTGGAATTTCAAGAGACCAAGTAGGAGCATTAGCTATCAAAACTAAAGCGGTAGCTGCAGGATTTAATGCAATTGGACTTGACGGAGGTAAAATACAAGGAACTTTAAAAGAAATCGTTAGTGAATTTGGTTCATTGGAAAATATGACCGTAACAAATGCAGCTAACATTGAACGATTTGCACAAAACGCAGGTGTGTCCAGTAGTGAAGTTGTTAAACTGAATAAATTATTTATGGATTTAGAAGGTTTGTCATTTGACGCAGCGACTAATGTTTCTAAGGCAGCAGTAGATTTAGCAAAAGCAGCTGGAGTATCAACTGCGAAAGTAATCGGTGATATGTCAAGTGCAGCATCAAAATTTGCAGAGTTTTCAACCACGGGTGCACAAGGTATGGCAAAAGCAGCCGTTGAGGCAGCAAAAGTTGGAGCAAGTTTAACCGGTATATTAAGTTCGGTAGATAGTTTAATAAGCTTTGAAGATAGTATTACAAAACAATTTGAAGCACAAGTCTTAACTGGTAGACAAATCAATACTGAAAAAGCAAGACAATTAGCACTTGACGGGGATATTGCAGGATTAACATCAGAAATACAATCTATTGTTGGTGGTGTCGGTGACATAGCGAGTCTAAATGTTATACAAAGAAAATCAGTAGCAGACGCAATCGGTATATCGGTTGGTGATTTATTAAAGATATCTCGTGGAGAACAAGTAGCACAACAAGAAACCGTGCAAGATAAACTTACCACAACAAACAAATTATTAGCGGCACAAGAAGGAGATAGAAAAGGTATCTTAAATGCTACTCTTGATAATAAGAATATAAATATGAACGAGAGGGCATTTTAATGATAGAAATTAATCCAAGAAAATTAGTTCGTAATGTAAGTAAAAACGGAGAATTTATATTTCGTGGTGGATTAGCACTACAAGCAGAACTTGGTGCTCAAAACGCTAGACAATTCGGTAGATTCTTACGAACACCACAGGGAGCAAGATTTATAGCACAACAAGCATTACTACAATCTCAAAATCCCGATAGACGAAAAAATATTATTAAGAAAATAGGTGATAATGAAGTCAGAACACAAACAACTGACCAAAATTCAAGACTATATAATCCAGGAGCACCATTATTAGCAAAAGCTTTATCACAAGAGTTCACATCTCAGAAGCCAAAACGACATATTGATTTAAGTAGGTTTGGGGACCCAGTAGAAAGTAGAACAGAAAATGCAGTTAGATTTTTTGATAAAGATACAGGTATAGGTGGTTCATTACAAGTTCGTTATGGTAACGGCAAGGTAGGAGACTTTCCAGATAGAATCAATAATAAAGGTGAAGCAGAAGTAAAAGATTTTATAAAATTCAGAATTAGAGATGCGGTAAACGGAAGATACATTATCTTTCCCGCACTATTATCAGGAGCGATATCAGATAATTCATCACAAGCACCAGGTGAAATACAATACATAGGTAGACCAGATAAAATATATGTTTATGGAAGTTATTCAAGAACAATAAGTTTTTCAGTAAACATTGTAGCACTTGACGAAACAGATATACCAATTATATGGCAAAAGGTAAATGCAGCTAAAGGATTAGTATTACCACAATACAAAGAGTTTTTTGCTAAAACGGAAAAAGGTGTAACTGATAGAACAAGACCAGTAGCACCATTGTGTAATTTAACATTAGGTGATTTATTCAATGACGCTCCAGGATTCTTTACTTCGGTTAATATGTCGATACCAGAAAGTGCAACTTGGGAATTATCAGATGGACAACAAGTTCCACATATTTGTTCATTGGGATTTGAATTTACATACCTTGGTAAAGAAAACCCTACAATGACTTCAAATCACTTTGATAATATATCTAAAAAATTCCCAATATTTAAAGACCCAGATAATCCGGACCAACAGAAACAGGAAACAGAACAACAAGCAGAACAAAAGTCAAAACGACAACAAAGACAAGATGATAGAGCTGAAAGACAAAAGACTACAAAACCATTTTCAAAGGAAAGAAGACAGATGAGAAGAAGTCAAAGACAAGCTAGGAACGTATAATGAGATACGATAAGTCAAAATTATTCAAAGATGATAATGGAAAACAATATTTAAATCGTATTGAGTATCCCGTAATTCCTATTCGTGATTCAGATATTTTTATTCGTGGTGTTTTTGGTCAAACCTTTATGAACTTAGCAAATCAATATTATGGTGATAAAGACTTATGGTGGATAATCGCTAGAGCGAACAATCAAGCAGAATCAATCTATATGATTCCAGGTAAAGAATATCGTATTCCACAAGATACTGGATTAATATTTCAAGAATTTAATGAACTGAACTCGTAATGTTTGATAGAACTCAGATAGACCCAAGAGTCCAAAAACAATTGTTTAGGAAAATAGATTCAATCAACAGACGCGAACTTGGTGGTGATGGTTCACCATTTTTTGTTGGAAACGCATTAGATGTTTCAACCAAAAACCCTGCTTCAGAACATTTATTTAGAGGTTGTTTTGCAAAAGTAAGTATTGCAGTTCCTAATATGAAAAAAGACGAAAAGGGAAAATCTACATTAGTTCACCAACCAATCAGTTTATCAAGTTATATGAATGGTCAAGAAGATGATGAAATACTCGGAGCAAAAGACAACGCAAAAAACACACCATTAACATTTTCTCAAGGAGTTAATGAAGACAAGAAAAATAGATTTCGTGGACACTCCGGTATAACAAAAATATCAGTAGCTCAACAAAAATACTACACATACAAATACACTATCGATTGGACTTGTCCAGACCCGGTTTATTTTGAGGAAGTGTTTGAACCAAACTTTTTAAGAATGGGTGCTTACGCAGCAATTGAATTTGGTTGGGGAATAGAAGATAGTGAAATCAAAGATGTAGAACCACTATCAATAGAAGAAATGAGAAGATTTTTAACACCAGACCCAACAGACCCAAACAATAGTGGTGGGGTAGCTCTAAGAGAAAGAAACTT